CTTCATTAAATCAATCTTAGGTAGGGCAATTTTTGGCAGTGTTTGAATTCCATCGGTAGACATGAACATGGAACTAATTTTCGTATTTGGAAAAACCTGGTTGAATGGCATTCCTTCAATACGATTGGGTGTTGGTCCTATAGAACGCGGATTTGCTACTGGATCTGAAACCATAAATGGTATACATTTCATCATCTTTGCATCCAATAAATTGGGGAGCTTAGACGCCAATCTTATTCGAATCTGTGCAGTTGGTTCCATAGCATTCACTACTGTTGTCATAACCCAAAAGATCAGATGGGGTCGATCTTTTGCAGTTTCAAAATTACGAGTATCGGCAGTATGTCTCCAAAATTGTCTGTCAGTTGCATCATTCAATATAAATACTTGAGTAGAATTTAAAGTGACAGTAAAAATCTGGTATGAATACTTCATCAACTCGGATAAGTTAGCTAATTTACTGGGATAGTAGTTTGGGTACCAACATACGCCAATGTTTCCAGTAAATAGTGGATTGCCGGTTATAGTAATCTCATAGAGCAATGAGCCAGCCCAACGACGATGCTGGGCAACCCAAGACTTTATGAAATCATTGGTATATTCGCCGAATGGATCAAGTGGTAGCTGCATGAACACAGTATTAGATGCCATACCGGATGTAACCACCAGCTCTTTCTGGCTTGCTATATATTGTTCATATGCTATAGCTTTAGCATCAAAACAAACAGCACCCTGAAAGAGCTGGGGGGTAAATCCGTATGGATTAAGGTTCACGGGGTTACCAATCGAACCAGTTCCTTGAATAATCTGAGGTGGTGGTTCTGGCTTCCCCATGGTTGATGTCATTTGGGGAGCCAGATTAGATGGAGGTGGATCAGCACCAGCAGGAGCGGACTCCTGTGGGGCCTTGTTCATATTAGGATTGCTAGACATGATTATGCTTATCAATTTCAAATCATTCGATAGTCACGTAAAACTAGAAAACTCATAATCATAATTATTCAGGAAAAACAAAGGTGTTACGTTCTGATTTATATAGGCCCGCTGGGAGCTAAGATCTTTATGGGAAAAGGTTGTCATATCCCAATAAAGATCATAAAAAGCATCTTCTAATCTAGTTGTCCATGCATAACATATTTGTGATCTATCAGTACAATAAAAACGCGACCAAGATTTCAAACGTTCATATCTCATATTGTGGCTACTCTGAATGAATATCACTGGAAAGAATTTGATTAGGTCTTCTAGGAATTTAACAAACACATGTTTGTCAATTCGTTCTTTAAACCACTGTTCTAAATAAATCAAATCATCGGGATGCATTCTTTCAAGTTCATAATCATCTAGGAGCCTTTCAACAAAAGGGACAAGTTCCGATCTCACAACTGATTCAAATGGATATTCTTCATAATCATTAAAATCCGTAATAGTAGTAAGCTCATCAAAATGATTTCTAACGTCTTTCTCAATATGTCTCTTAGGAGACCTAGCGTGCATACTAAATTTATAATACAGACAATCGTTCTTTGGTAGTTCTTCAAAGTTAAGTTTAATGGCTTGTTGTCGACAGAAGGTAAAGATAGTTTCTATATAATTGGAATAAAATAGAGTAAAATCTCCTTCTTCAGCAGGAATAACATGCCATTCAATTGTACCATCCTCTAATTGAATAAAGAATTTGAAATCATTATTGAAAGCTCGAATAAAATCCACAAACAATACAATATTGCATTCAATCGCTATACAGGGTAAACCTTCTAATCTTATATATTGATCCTCAACAAGAGGATTTTTTAGATAGAACGTCTTGATCTGTTGTATTTTTT